GGTACAACTAGTGTTTAAGAAGCAGTCAAACTTACGGACAGGCTTCGTACCAGCATCAACCCGACTTTCATTTTTAGATGGTACTTTAGAATTTCAAGTATCATCTGGTGTTACACAACTTACTCCGTCCGGGAAGGGTTGGACTCCCCCTATCACGGGTCAGTTATTTCCCCGAAGTCGAGTGCGTCGTACATAATAACGTTGATGCGGACTAAACACATATCTTGTAAATAAGATACTATTTATAGTAGAACATTAATATATTTGAGGTTATAATGGGAAAATTAACACAACGTCAAGAACGTGAACTAAAAAATGCACAACAACAATTTTTAGATGCAAAGTCTAAACTTGATTTAATCGTAGAATTAATTGCAGACGCTCACGACGTAGAAGTTCCGTTTATGATAGATCCAGAAACACTTGAAGTTCAAGCAGTGCCGGCCGAAAGTAAGCAATTAAGTTAAACGCTTGACAAAAAGTGGTTTTTGCTTTATATTCAAAGCATCTAACACGCCGAAATAATATATGGCCCATACATCTGCACATGACGTAATATTTTCATTTGGGAAGCACACCGGTAAAAGCTTGGGTTTTGTCTACGACATTGATCCAAATTATATTACATGGATTGCTAATAATAATAAAATACCGGGCCTTTGGTCCGAAGCTTGTACGTTAACATCGCAAAATAAAGATGTTTCTCATTTAGATTTACCGCGACAGAAGTTTTCAAAAAACGTGAACTTAGAAATCCAATTATGGACCTTAAAAAAGTCTATGATTGGAGTTTCGTTTGCGTATGACAAAGAATTATTAGAAAGATTTAAATTTGAAATAGATGGTAGAAAATGGAATGCAGAAGAAAAACATTGGCAAGTGCCTACACCTCAAATTATAAAGCTTATTCAATTGTTTGGTGGAACTAAAAATGTTACTGCTGATGCCGGAGTAAAGAAAGCCTATCGTGATGAAATTGAACGTAGAAGACATTTAGATGAGATTCGTGAAAAGACTGATAGTGACTATTCAAAAATATTTTATGAACTTAAAATTATAGGTAGTATAGTTGAATGGGATAAACTCAAGTCCAACCCATTAATACTAAATTTTATAAAAGAGTAGTTATTGAGTTTGGTGTGCATACTTATAGATAAATCTAAGGAGTTTATATGAAAGTATGCACACAGTGTTTAATAGAAAAAGACGAATCTTTGTTCTATACGTCAAAAACCAAATTAACGCCCGCTTGTAAAGAGTGTATTAAGAAATCAGCAAAGTCTTATAGACGGCGTACAGGAAAAGTAAAATATATCTATGGTAAAAGTAGATTTCAAAGCTTAATAGGTACAGTAGTAAATGACTGGCTAGTTATTGGACCTGACCTTGTAAAATCTAAACGATTTAAAGTTTTATGTCGATGTAAATGTGGTGTAGAACAATTAGTCTTATGTGATAGACTTGAGAAATTTAAGCCAAAAGGGTGTAAATCATGTCACCCAATACACGGATCTAACTCACATCTATTTCAAGGTGTTGGTGAAATTGGTATTACTGTACTTAGAGCTATTACTGCTGGAGCAAAATCTAGAGATTTATTTGTCAATGTCACTGCACAAGAATTGTGGGATTTATATTTAAATCAGAATAAAAAATGTGCATTATCGGGTCAGTATATAGACTTCGGTAAACATATACATAACAAATTACATAAGGATCAATCAAGAACTGCTAGTTTAGATAGAATTGATAGTAAACTTGGATATACAATAGATAATATACAATGGGTACACAAACATATAAATCGAATGAAAAATAACTATGATAATGAATATTTTAAAAGTATATGTAAACTAGTGGCTAGTAATGAAAATTAATTTTAAAATTAATAAACAGTTCAAAGCCTTAGAATTAAATAATTTTATAGATTTTCTAAAAACCAACGATTACTATATAACCCCATCCGGTGATATAGTAAAAAATATTGGAATTCTTAAAACTCAGTTATACGATTTTCAAGCTGTTGGCGTGGAATTTGTTGAACGTGCAGGCGGCAGAGCTATGATCGCAGACTCAATGGGTCTTGGTAAAACATGCCAAGCAATTGCGTACGCACATATGAAAAATCATAAAACTTTAGTTGTTGCTCCAAAATCAGTTATTGTTGGATGGCAAAGAGAAATACTAAAATTCACTGGTAAGAAAGCTACTATATGGTATTCAACAGAAAAATCAGGCAGAATAGACGCGCAATATCATTTAATAAATTTTGATATAGTAGAAAAAAGAGCAAAAGAGTTACGCGATGCCGGATTTGATTTATTGGTAGTAGATGAAGCCACGTATATTAAGAATAGAAAAACCAAAAGAACTAAGTCTTTATTAGGATGTGGTAAACAAAAACGAATTTATCCAGGTATTAAAACAAAAGAAGTTATTTTCTTAACTGGTACGCCGGTGTTAAACCGACCCGTAGAAGCATTTAGTTTGCTTAATTTCCTAGATCCTGCCCGATTTGCTAGCTTATATCAATTCACGCAAAAATATGGCGGATGGCAAGGTTCCGAACCACGTAACTTAGATGACTTACATGATAGAACCAAAGATTTAGTGATTCGTAGACTTAAAAAAGATATTCTAACAGAACTTCCAAAAAAACAACGTAACGATTTATATGTTGAACTTTCGAAAACTGAACAAAAAGAATATGCTGACTTATTAAATAAATTATTTCGTAAATGGCGTTCACTTGGTAAACCTACCATTGGCGAAATGCCTGCTATACAAAATTATTTAATTAGTAAAAAAATGTCTAGATTGCACGAAATGATAGATGAATTATTAGAACAAGATCGAGGCGTATTAGTATATTGTTGTTATGTTAACCCGTTAAAACAATTAGCGGATCACTATGGCAACAAAGCATCAATGGTTCACGGATCAATGAATTCTACGGAACGTCAGATTAGTATTGATAGTCTTGCCAGTGGTAAAACAAAGGTAGGTTTGTTTAGCCTAGGCGCTGGTGCCATGGGAATTGACGGACTTCAACATAGCATAGATACGGTTATATTTCTTGATCGTTGGTGGACGCCATCAACGCACGAACAAGCAGAAGATCGATTGTATAGAATGGGACAAACCAAACAAGTATCAGCGTATTATATGGTATGTACTGGAACCATAGATGAGTCTATGTCAGATTTGTTTACGGAAAAACTAGCAATTGTAGAACAAATTGTAGACGGTAAAATTATTACAAATCCGTCTACAAAGTCAATTTTTAAAGATTTTGTTCGACAATTAAAGAAACAATACACTGAAATTGAAGATGTCAGCCTTACAAACATAGAAGATACCACAGAATTAGAAGCTTAAACTAGTTATGGTTATAACAATAAAGGAGTTATTATGAGTGAAAATATGTTTCCTAGTGAAGTAATAGAATTACCGTCACAGGGATGGTTTTATCCAGAAAATCATCCCTTAGCGACAGGCAAGCTTGAAGTGTATTATATGACTGCAAAACATGAAGATATTCTTAGCAGTAAGAATTTAATTCAACGCGGTGTTGTTATTGACAAATTAATGGAAAGTTTAATCGTAGATAAACGTATTAAATACGATGATTTATTAGTTGGTGATAAAAACGGATTAATAGTTGCATCTAGAATTTTAGGATATGGTAAAGAATATAGTACAACGGTTACATGCCCAGCTTGTAATATTGCATCGTCGCAAAATATTAATTTAGAAGAAATTGATAATCGAGAGTTACACACTGATAAGTGTGTTAAAGGTAAAAATGAATTTTTATTTACTTTACCGTTATCAAAACAAACTATTACATTTAAGTTGTTAACGCATAGAGACGAAAAAGCTATTGTTGCTGAAATTGAAGGTGTAAAAAAGTCGGGCACACAAAGTAGTACATCAGTAACCACACGAATGAATAAATCAATTACATCGGTAGATGGCGATACTGATAGACAAAAAATTAAAGATACGGTTGATTCTATGTTAGCGCGTGATGCAATGGAATTTCGTAAATTTGCAAAAGAAGTAAACCCTGATGTTGATATGTCCTTCGATTTCGAATGTTCGAATTGTGGACACTCAGATCGGTCGGAGGTAGTGATTGATGTCAACTTTTTTTGGCCTGACGCCAGAGTATAAGTTAAGTCTTCATAAAAATATTTTTGATTTAGTTACATACGGTAAAGGTGGGTGGACATGGGATGTTGTATATAACTTGCCAATTTTCTTAAGATCGTATTACATGAAATTATTAACAGAAGCATTAGAACGTGAACGAGGTAACATTACAGAATCAACCAGTACAGCGTACGGTCCAAAACTTAACAGAGTTTAACATTGTTTGATGATCCATCTATTGCACAGCAAATATCAGATAAAGTACGACAAATAGCAAATGATTCGCGTTCAATAAAGCGGGATATGAGTGCTGCAGGTCGTTCTACTACAGCAATGAAAAATAATTTTGAAAAATTAGTAGATAGCACTACTAAAGTTGCTGATAACTTTAGTAAAATTATTCCTGATATGCAACGTGCCGCCGCCAGTGCCGGTAAAGTTGGCGACAATACAGATAAAGCCGCGGTTGCCGCCGGCAAATACAAAAACAATATGAACGGCGCAGCAAAAAGTGTTGGTGGTGTGTTATTAGCAGGTCTTGCATTTGTAATATCTAAAATGATTAGATTACAACAAGAAGGCGCGGCATTTGAACAAATCATAGACATCAGCGTACAAAGTTTTAAAAATTTAGGCCAAATCTTCCGTACCGGTGTGTTAGCTGGAATGGATGATTTAAGTATGGCTACTGTTAACATTGGTCGTGGACTTGGCGATATTCGCGGTATATCTAATGAGTTAATTGAAAGTTCAGTTGAACTTAGTAACGTATATAATGTATCAGAAAAGTCTGCCGCTAAAATCACGGCTCAATTATTTCGTTGGAACGGTAGAAACAATGCACTTGTAAAGTCTGCACAACAATATAACGTTGCGTTAGCAAAAGCCAATGGAATATTGCCAGGCGATTTAATTGAACAAATGGCGCAAAACACAAACGAACTTGCACGATTTGCAAATCAAGGTGCAGAAGGTTTTGCGAAACAAGTTATTCAATTAAATAAGATGGGCGTGAGTATGCAAAGTATGTCAGTGTTAGGTGATAAATTAGTTATGAATTTTGAAGGTTCATTGGAATCTGCTGCAAAGTTACAAACATTTTTACCTGGATTTGATATGTCAGGTATACAGTTTGCATCACAGTTTGGTACAAACGCAGATATTGCTACAGAGTTACAAACTGCATTACAACGATCTGGAATTAGTTCGTTAAGTCAATTACCACGTTCATTACAAAATGCTATATCAGGTTCGTTAGGAGTATCATTAAGTGAAATTGAAAACTTACTCACAAACACCGCCGAATCAAGCAGCGTTGCTGCACCTACTGTACAAGATTTAGATAATGTAGGAGACAAATTAGCTAATTCTGTGTTAAAAGCTATAAGCGGACTTGTTGCCGTAATACGAGGGCCACAAGGAGTTGGTGGTATATTAACATACTTAATAGGTCGTGATGTAGCAAAATTCAGTCTTGGTCGCGGCGGCATAAAAGCGGCGAGGGGAATGGTTGGCCGAGGTATTGCGATGGCCGGCGGCATTGGTGGTGTTGGAGTTGCAGCAGCTGCAGGACTTGGTGGTTACGGTATTGGAAAACTTGTTGGAGATCCAAAAATAGGAGCGTTGGGTGGAGCAGCAACCGGCGCTGCCAGCGGCGCATTAATTGGGTCAGTTTTCCCTGTTATTGGAACAATTACGGGTGCGGTAGTAGGTGGTATTGCCGGAGCTCTTGGAGGTTTGCTTGGTGGATTAAACAAATCAACAAAAACACAAGAAGAATTAATAGCCGTAACAGATAAAATGTCTACGACTATGGAAAACAAACAATTAAAAGCTGCAGCTAGTGCAGCAGGTGTTGTTAATTTTGATTTTGCTCAAACTGCTTTAGCTCAACAAAAATTAACAACACCGCCGCCGCGTATAAATCCTAACCTTGCTTCTGCTACACCAATTAACACAGCAAACGATAGTGGACTTAATAAAGCTACATTACAACAAACTAAATCAGCTATAACAGTTGTGAGTAGTAATACTGATATAGATACAAAACCATTGGAAAATAAAATGGACCAACTTATCACATTAATGCGAAACGGCGGCATTGCTGTTAATTTAGACGGTCGAAAGATCAGTACTGGATTAATGGAAACTAATCGGTACGGATAATGGCATTCATAGGTTTAGCAGATAGATTTGCAGCAAGATCCAACGAAATATATAACAAGTATTCGGCTCGTGGTCCCGATGGCGAAGGCCAACCATTTATAGAAATTAAACCCAACGATCCAAACGCCAGCGCACCAACATCAGATTCCAGATTTAATGCTGCAGGGTCTGTGTCATATAGACGCGATCTATCAAGAGTTAGAAAATTTATAACATCAAATACTGGTGTGGTATTTTTACTTAGACAAGTAGAACTACAATCTGGAAATACCTTTAGTGAAAGTAAAGTAATTAATCCG